GAAGGGGACGACGCGGCCGGCGCTGGAGCGGTGCCTGTTTCTGACGCTGCGGTTCCTGCTGCTGGTCGAGGTGCTGTACATCCTGGTGAGTATCAGCCTCGGGTGCGCGTCGTCCGCCCCGCTGAAATGCCGGCCGAGCGCGGACGTGGACCTGGCCCGGCTGATGGAAGTCCGCCGGCTGGATGGAACGGTTGATGCCGTCTGGATGCGCTGCGAACGTAAATTCTGAAGGAGTCCGAAATGAGTCCATGGGTGAAATTCATCCTCCCGAAAATCGGCCAGTCCATCGCGGGCGCGCACTGGGAAACCATCGTCCGGCAGGTGAAATCGCTGGCCGCCGACTCGAACCTGACCGGCGCCGAAAAACGCGAGCGGGTCAAGGATTTCGTACTCGAATGCGGCGCCGAACTGGCCGGGTTCGTGCTGAATCTGGCCATCGAGGTCGCCGTGGCCTGGTTGGCCGGCCAGCAGAAAATTGACGTGGGCGGCGCCAAATGACCGCTCTGCCGGATTTTCTGGAGGCGCTGGCGTGGTTCGTCCTGCTGCCCTGGACCCTGTACGTGTTCGCCCCGTTCGGGCTGGCGTGGCTGATCGGCACCCTGCTGGGCGCGCCCGGATGACGATCTCGCTCGATCACTGGCAGCTCCTGAGCCTGATCGGCCTCATCCTGGCCACCATCGTCGGGGCCGGCCGGGTGCTGTTGTCCCAGGTGGAACGCCGGCTGGACCTGCGTTTTTCGTCGATGGAGGCCAGCCGCCAGGCCGCCACCGAAGTCTGGCGCGCCAATTTCGAGGGGCTGGAAAACATCACGCGGGAGAACGAACGCCGCCTGACCCAGCTCGCCATCGATCTACCGATGCACTACCAGCGCCGCGAGGACGCCGTGCGGCAAGAGGTCGCCATCATCCACCGGCTGGACGCGCTGAGCGTGAAGGTGGACGCCGCGCTGCGCTGCGACCTGCGCGCCTGCCCGCTCCGCGACAGCCACCCCAATGGAGGCCACCCGTGACCGCCCTGCCGTTCGACCCCGAAAAACAGCATCGCGAGACGCTGCGCTGGCTGATCCTCCTGACGCTGAACTCCGCCCGCCCCCTGGGCGCCGGGGAGCTGCTCATTCAGAACACCGTCCGCGCGGCCGTGCCCGACGCCACGCCGCGCGAGATTCGCATGGAGCTGGACTATCTGCTGGAACGCGACCTGATCCACCTGGAAGGCCGCGACTCGCCGCAGTGGCGGGCGAAGCTGACCCGGCATGGAGTGGACATCGCCGAATACACCGTGGACTGTCAGCCGGGCATCGCCCGGCCGCCGAAATACTGGGAGGCGTGATGCCTCCCCCGTCGAAGGTTTCACTCCTCCCTGAGGCCGTTCGCCGCGAGCTGGACGCAAGGCTCGTTCGCGGCGCCTTTTCCGGCTATTACGCGCTGTCGGATTGGCTGAAGGAACAGGGATTCGACATCGAAAAAACCGCCATCCACAAGCACGGCCAGAAGCTGAAGCGCCGGCTGGACGCGATCAAGACCTCGACCCAGGCGGCGCAACTGCTGGCGGATACCGTGCCCGACGAATCCGGCGCGCTCAGTTCGGCGGTGCTGGCCCTGGTGCAAACCGACATGTTCGATCTCCTGGTGAACCTCCAGGAAGCCGAAGACGCCGACCCGGCCGCGCGGGTGAAACTGCTCGGCAACGCCGCCCACGCCATGGCCGACCTGGCCCGCGCCTCGCTGGCACAAAAGAAGTGGGCCGAAGACCTGAAGGCCCGCGCCGAGGCCGCGGCGACGGCGGTGGAGTCCATCGCCCGCACCGGCGGGCTGAGCGCGGCCGTGGTGGCGGACATCCGCCGCGAGATTCTGGGCATCGCCGCATGACCGCGCGGGCGCTGGCGTGCGGGCTGATCGGTCTGCTGGCCGGCTGTGCCGCCGCGCCCTACGCGCCCCACGTCGCCGACGCGGGCGTGTCCGGCGCGCTGCTGTCCACCGGGCAGTTCGTCGAACTGAATCCGCTCGGCTTTCCCGGCGCGGTCGCCGCCAAGGTCGTGGCCGAAAGCGTGGCCGTGTCCTATCGCGATGCCGGCGATCCGTATACCTGTACCCAGGTCGCCTACTGGGCGCGGGCGGGGTCGTCCGTGGGGCTGGGCGCCAGCATCGGCGCCCTGGCCGGGCCGTTCGGATTGGTGGCCGGCGGGCTGATCGGACTGTTCGCCCTGGACCGGCCGAACGTCCGCTCGGCGGTGGAAACCTGCTATTCCAGACGCTCCGCGCCGTCGGTGGCCGGCGGTCCGACCGGATGGAACGGATGAGACGGAAAAAGCCCGCCGCGCCCGTTCCGGCCGTGCTGCCGGATACCTCGGGGACCGCCGCGCCGCCGGTGATGCTGCCGTATCAGGCGCGCTGGCTGGAGGATTGTGCCCCGCTGAAGATCGCCGAAAAATCCCGCCGCACCGGCCTGACCTGGGCCGAGGCCGCCGACAACGTGCTGGCCGCCGCCGCTGCCGCCGGGCAGAACGTGTATTACATCGCCTACAACCAGGACATGACCATCGAGTACATCCAGGCGTGCGCCATGTGGGCGCGGGCGTTCGACTACGCCGCCGGGGAAATCGAGGAAGGCATCTGGGACGACGAAGCCGACCGGGACAAGGCCATCAAGACCTTCACCATTCGCTTTCCCAGCGGCTTTCGCATCGTGGCGCTATCCAGCCGCCCCACGAACCTGCGCGGCAAGCAGGGCGTGGTGGTCTTCGACGAGGCCGCGTTTCACGACCGGCTGGACGATCTGCTGAAGGCCGCCCTGGCGCTGCTGATCTGGGGCGGATCGGTGCGCATCATCAGCACCCACAACGGCGCCGAGAACGCATTCAACGGGCTGGTTATGGACGCCCGCGCCGGCAAGCGCGGCGCGCGGGCCAGCGTGCATCGCATCGAGTTCCGCCAGGCGGTGGCCGATGGCCTGTACCGCCGCGTGTGCGGCCGGCTGAATCGCCCCTGGAGCGCCGAGGACGAGGCGGCCTGGGTGGATGAGGTCTATGGCTTCTACGGCGACGCGGCGGCCGAGGAGCTGGACGTCGTGCCCAGCAGCGGCGAGGGCGCGTTCCTGTCCACCGTGCTGATCGAGGCCCGCATGGTGCCCGCGCCGATGTTGCGCTGGAGCTGCCCGTCGTCGTTCGCCGCCCTGGACGACTTCACCCGCTGGCGCCACGCTCAGGACTGGATCGGCGCCAATCTGGCCGGCTGTCTGGACGGTCTTAACCCCGCCTTACAGCACTATTACGGCATGGATTTTGGTCGGTCGGTGGACCTGACCGCCATCGTCCCGGTGGCCGTCGGCGGCGACCTGATCCGCCGGGTGCCGTTTCTGATCGAACTGCGCAACGTGCCGTTCCGCCAGCAGGAACAGATTCTGATGGCGATGATCGACCGGCTGCCCCGCTTCATGAAGGGCGCCCACGACGCGCGCGGCAACGGCCAGCAGCTCGCCGAGACGATGCAGCAGAAATATGGATCGACGCGCATCGAGGCGGTCATGCTCAGCGAGGAGTGGTATCGCGCGAACATGCCGCCGCTCCAGGCCGCGTTCCAGGACGGCGCGCTGTGGATTCCGAAGGACGCCGACGTGCGCGAGGATTTGCGCGCCCTGCGGCTGATCCGGGGCGTCGCGCGCATCCCCGAAAACTACAAAGGACGAGGCAGCGACGGGAAATCCCGCCACGCCGATACCGCCATCGGGCTGGCGCTGGCGCACTATGCCACGCGCACCCCGCTGGAGCTGTACGACTATCACCCGGTCCCGCGTCGCGCGCCCGCCGCGCCGCCGCTGGCCGATACCCCACCCCGCCGCGCCGAAACCGGGCCGTTTTCCCGGCATGGCTTCGAACGCGGGAGACTCTGAGACCACCAACACAACCCAAGGAATGCCATCATGGCCAATCCCGATTTTTCTACTCTATTCGCCGTCTACCCGAATCGAAACGCCGAGCTGCGCATGGTCGCGAAAGCCTGCTATGAATTCGGGAAAACCGTCTCACAAGAGGCCGACGCGGCCCTGTCCAGCGGAATGCACGAGCACGCCATCGCCCGGCAGGAAAGCTACATGGCGTACATCGAGAGCATGGTCGACGCCATGAAGGCGAAGCCGATTCCCGATTTGCCGGCCACGCATCCGACCGGATTCAACGTCAATCTGTCGCAGCCCTACGACTTTTTCGTCGTGGATATCAACGGCGAAAAGGTGCCGCTGAACGAGCAGACCCAACTGCTGGCCGAATACTGGATGATCACGGCCGTGGAGCTGGTGAAGTCGCAAAGCGCCTCCATGGCCGGGTCGCTGACCGATTTCGACCACAAGCGCGCCAAGAACAACCTGGGCGTCATGCGCAAGCTGCTGGTCGAAATGACGAAGCGCCCGCCGCTGGATTTGCCGGAAACGTCCGCGCCGGGTTCCGAACTCGCGCCGGCGCAACCGGGCGGCGAGAAACACTGATCGAAGTTCCCCGCGCGTTCGCGCGGGTAGTTCATCTATGACCATTCCCCCGGCGTTGGGGGGAATGGTTCCGCTGGAGGCTGCACCATGGCCCGCATTCTCGGACCCGACGGCCGCCCGATCCGAATCGGCGACCTGTCGCGTGAAATCGCGCGCGTCAGCCAGACCGGCGTCCGCCGCCGGCTGACCGATGCCGTCGCCCCCGGCCTGACCCCGGAAAAGCTGGCCGGCATCCTGAGCGCCGCCGTCGCCGGGGACGCGCACGCCTACCTGACCCTCGCCGAGGAGATGGAGGAGCGCAGCCCGCAGTATGCCGGCGTGCTCGGCACCCGCCGCCGGGCCGTGCTCGGGCTTCAGCGCACCGTGGAGGCCGCCAGCGACGACGCGCGGGCGGTGGAGATGCGCGACGCGGTCGAGGCGCATCTGGTGCGCCAGCCCGCGTTCGGCCGCCTGCTGGCCGCGCTGCTGGACGCCCTGGGGAAGGGCTACAGCGCGGTGGAGGTGCGCTGGGATACCGATCGCGCGCCCTGGGCGCCGCGCGATCAGTCCCGGACGCTGCGGGCCTACGAGTGGCGCGATCCCCGCCATTTCCGCTACGACCGCATCACCGGCCGCGAGCTGCGCCTGCTGGACGACGCCGACCCGGTGGAGGGCATCCCCCTGCCGCCGTGGCGCTTCGTCGTGCACGAGCCGCAACTGAAGCTGGGCCTGCCCATCCGCGCCGGGCTGGCCCGGCTGGTGGCGGTGGCCTATATGTGCTCGCACTACACGCTGGAGGACTGGCAGGCGTTCGCCGAGGTGTTCGGGATGCCGCTGAGGTTGGGCCGCTACGGGCCGAACGCCAGCGCGACCGACATCGGGACGCTGATCGATGCCGTGGCCGGCATGGGGTCCGACGCCGCCGCCGTGCTGCCGGAATCGATGCGCATCGAGTTCGTGGACGGCGCCAGCGGCACCGGCGCGGGCGATTTGTTCGACAAGCTGAGCGACCGGCTGGACAAACTGATTAGCAAGGCGGTCCTGGGCCGTTCCGACGTGGCCGACGCCACGGCCGGCAAGCTGGGCGGGGAATCGCTGGCGTCCGAGGTGGTGCGCGAGATTCTGGAATCGGACGCGGAAGAACTGGCGAATACGGTGAACGAGCAACTCGTGGAGCCGTTCGTCCGCATGAACTGGGGTCCGCAGGACGCTTATCCGCGCATCGTGCTGCTCGTGCCCGACGATGAGGACCTGGCCGGGCTGACGGTCATGTTGGAAAAACTGGTGCCGCTCGGCCTGGAAGTCGAGCAGAGCGTCATCCGCGACAAATGGGGCCTGCCCGATCCCGAACCCGGCGCCAAGCTGCTGGGCGCGCCAGCCGCGCCGTCGGCCGTTCCGCCGACCGCCGAACCGCCCGCCGCGCTGAACCGCGCCCGCAACCAGGCCGCGCCGGATGAGGTGGATACGCTGGCCGAGGATGCCCTGGCGGACTGGCGCCCGCTGGCGGAACCGTTCGTCGATCCGATTCAGGCGCTGGCGGCACGGGTGGATACCTTCGAACAGTTCCTCGCGGAGCTGCCCGCGGTGCTGGAAACGATGGACCCGCGCGCCCTGGTGGAATCGCTGGCCACGGCCGCGTTCAAGGCGCGCGGGCTGGGGCTGGAGGGTGAATGATCCCCATCACCCCCGGACCGCCGCCGACCGAAGCCCTCGCCTGGTTTCGCGCCAAGGGCTTCGCCCTGGGCTGGGACTGGCGCGACGTGTGGCGGGAAGAGCACGCGCTGGCGTTCACCGTGGCGAAGATCATGGAGCTGGACCTGCTGGCCGACGTGCGCGCGGCCGTCGAGTCCGCCCTGGCCGATGGCCAGACCTTCCGCGAATTCGCCCAGGCGCTGACCCCCGTCCTTCAGAAAGCCGGCTGGTGGGGAATCCAGGTACAGACCGATCCGCTGACCGGCGAACAGCGCGAGGTGCAACTGGGCAGCCCGCGCCGTCTGCGGGTCATCTATGAAACGAACCTGCGCACGGCGCGCGCCGCCGGCCAGTGGGAACGGATTCAGGATACGA